ATAGTTGCAGAGAAACCTGTCGCTAAGAAAAAGAAAACAAAAGAGCCGCAGGTTATCATTGATAGCCCGACTCATATCACTATCAAATAACTGAACACTCACCCATCACAATCCAATGCCAGAAGCAGTTACTATTTCCGAACCAGAAACAGGTGCGTTATCTCCTGAACAGGAGTCAGATGCAAAAGATCAAGCACTTGTAAATGAAGCAGAACAAAACGGGCCAGTTAAATTTGCTGGTAAGTATGAATCTGTTGAAGAATTAGAGAAGGGATACGCAGAACTTCAGAAGAAGTTAAGTGGCGAAGAAGAAACGACAGAAGAAGTATCTGATTCAACAGAAGAAACAACACCTACTAACGCTTCAGAAATTTATGGTGAATACATAGGTAGTCGCCTTGATGAAGCTGGTGTCGATTACCAAGGGATGAATACTAAATGGCAAGAGACAGGCAAGCTAGAAGATGACGACTACAAAGCATTAGAAGGTGCTGGCTTTAGTAAGGATATGGTCGAAGCATACTTAGATGGTGTGCAGTACAGAGCAGAACAAGACTCACAACTTGCAGCTAAAGAAGTAGCAGCAATTAAGAATGAGTTTGGAGGTGAGCAGGTCTACACTGAAATGATTCAATGGGCTGCTGCAAACCTAGATAAAGGAGAAGTTGATGCGTTCAACTCTATGCTTAAGACCAGTAACCCACACCAAATAAGGATTGCTGTCGCTGGTATTCAAGCTGCATACATGAACAATGCACCAAGAGAACCTAAGCTTGTAGGAGGCAGAGCATCTAGAGCAGCAGCTACTAAGTTTGAGTCAACAGCACAGGTAGTAGCAGCTATGAATGATCCTAAATACAAAGAAGATCCTGCTTACAGAAAACAAGTAGAAGAAAAACTTAGTCGCTCAAAAGTCTTTTAAGAGGTATTATTTAATTACCTAACTTCTCATAGAAGCGGCGGCCCCTTGCGAGGGATACCCCAAGTGGAAGAGATAGTGATGGGCAAACCCTTTCTATCTACCGTACAAATTGTATGGCTAACTTTACTAGCTCACGGCTAGGTCTCGTAAATGCTA